AGCCCAGACGCGCAGGCTGTAGCATCTGTTGCTACGTAGTCCTCTACCCCAAACATGGACGCAATACGTCCGGCGTATATATTGGTAAGTGTTATAAAGGGTATTTTTGTCTTGTAATGTAGTTCCGCATCGGGGTTTTTATCGTACCGCCCCCCAATACCAGACCACCCCTGACTACCAGCGGCGAATAAAAAGGCGGTTTTGCCCTTTACAGGGTTATTCTTTACGTACTCCAGTACTTCGGGTGTAATTACCTTACTAAACATCACGTGGGGTGGGTAAGACATGCCAGACTTAATCCGGCTGTAAGTCTCCGGGAATATATGCACCCTCTGTGGGTAGGCTATGTCTTCGTATACGGTGGATTCGGTAGTGCAGGCGGTAACGCAATGCGTCATGTATATCACTGCACGTCCCTCACTGCTTCTTCTAGGGACTTGGGTTTTCTGGTGCCGTGTTCTTCTGCGTAGGTAAACGCAGCCTCCACCGTGCTCACTGGTATACTTTTAGACGCCTCGTCATCTAGGCCATACAACTCCGACACATACATATGGAGCATAACTATATCGAGGCTGTCTAAACCTATATCAGTGAGATTGTCGTTCTTTGATGTGGCTTGGGCTTCTTCTCCACCAACCACTTTGATTACTTTTACCAACTCGTTAAAGAGCGCTACATGATCCATTTTTGCACCTCCGTTAAAGGGGTGAAGATGCTAGCATAATAGCAGGGGGGCGGCAAACACGCGCTATAAGTTACTTACGAACGACACCGCGACGACAGCCGAGGGTATACCTTGATGCGGGGGTGTGGCGGCTTCGGTGTGAAGGCTCAAAGCAGTATCGCTAGTAGCCCAGTACATCTCAATATACTGCCCGGACTCTACATCTATGGAAAAATTCCAGTATATTGGCTGGTCTGAGTTACCTTTAATTGTCTGCTTCTTTGCGCCGTAAGCTACATCAGACCCGTTCTTATTTATCCATGTCCACACTGTAACGTCGGACGAATTGGTATGGTCGGTCATCAGCGTGACTTGGAAGTTGTATACACCATCGGCACTTACCGTGATTCTGGTGCTATCGACACCAGCAATAGATACCCCGTTACCAATATAAGTATTTTCAAATTCAACAGGATAGCCCGTATTTACGAGCGCGGCTGTCTGGGCGGTAGTGCTGTAAAACAACCCGCGTGGCATATAAAGGTACTTACCGCCGTCATCCGTGCTCAGCAGTGTGTTCAGCGTGGAGGTAAGCCGGTTAAAAAACAGCCGTAATACGTTATTAGACTGGTCGGCTGCGGGGCGATTGTATTCTTCAGTGGGTAGCGGTAACGCAGGCGGCTCTACGTTGTCTATCTCGTTCGCCATTACCGCCTACCATCAGGACGCATATCCAAACGCGGTGAACCTAGCTGCCACTGAACACCCAACTCGTCAGATGAAATCTTAATCGCCATCTGTCTGCCCCGAACGCGGGTATTGATCTGCTGTGTAAACTGCTCAACCGGCACCGTTGCGGTACGCGTTACGGACCCATAGCTAGTACCACCTGCAGACGCTGGGCTGATATACCCAGATCCAGAGTTTTTAAGCGGGTAGAAAGTCATGGTGGCCGCAGGAGAAGAGGCCGTTGACCCGTCAAAGGTCATGTCAGGTAGCACGCGCCAAATAAACGCGAACCTGTGGCCGTCATCCAGATCAAACTCAGCCGAGGTTATGAAGGCATCAATAGCCGTAGAGGTGCCGGTTTCGTTGTCGTCCACACCCTCCTCGTGGTTTACGAGGTTGTAGGTGTAAGTGGCCGCGAGGGGATGCTCTCTTGTACCGGAGTCCAACCAAGCTGTGCGGGCTAGGTTGCCGTAATACCAAACCTTGTCGAGGTAGTTATAGACAACATATCTGTCCACCGATGTGGAGTCAGCAGAACAGTAGAACCACCAGATTTCATGGAACTCTTCGTTTGTCCCGGCAAATACCTGATCTATCTGGGCTTCGTTAAAGTCATTGAATACATACCGGCGCAAGTCACAGGGTAGTGGTTGCGTGCGACCATCGTACATATAGAACTTATCACGTCCCATCCAGAATGACGCGCCAGAGGCGTAGGCTACTGCGTTTTGTGAGGCAACAGATATGTTATCACCCACAATCTGAGCGCCCCACACAGACTGACCACCTAAATATTGCAGGGAGTAGACCGAGGAATCGGTCCAAACAAGCACTTCCTGACGGGATTGCTGGGCTGTAATGATCTCGGTGCCGCGTGATAGCCGTAGGGAACCTGCCTGATTAGTGGCACTAGGGGTCCAGTTGGCGGCATCCTCTTGGTCAGACCACCGAATAAGCATGGGGTCTTGTGTAGATGTACCTATCGTGTTCGCCCCAAACGCAAACACAAACCGGTTAATATCTGACACAATGATAAAGTTCTGTACTGTCGGGGTATCAGAAGCACCACCTAGCGTAGATAGGTTTACGGCACGAGAAGAAGTACCAGAAGACACATCCCAGTAATACACAGCCCCACCGCGAGGGCCAAAGATAAGGTCTTCGCCAAAATTAGACTGGCTCCAAAGGCGCATCGGAGAGTCAGTTGTCCCGCCAGTACCCCAAACACCGCTACTCCAAGCGCCGCCACCCCAACCCGTAAGAGGTACAGAAATAGCGTCACCAACACTGATTTGGTAAGCGGCGGTTACGCTCCCACCACCATTACCTGTATCAGATGCGTTAGCTGTGGCGGTGGCGGTGATGGTGTAGGTATTAGAACTAGGAACTGTTTGGATTTCGTACTCTTGATTAAGCACGTCAGCGGTTATATCCCCACCCAAAGATGCAGCGCCACTAAAGGTGACAAAATCACCTACCAAAGCGCCATGACTACTATCCGTAACAGTAAGTGTCGCAGACCCGTTAGTAGCGGCAAAAGTAGCTGTGCTAGTGGTAGTAGCCCGAATGGGGGTAATATCGTAATAAACTCCACCAAGTTCTAGATAGAACTTAAGGTTCGTTCCAACACCTACAAATTTCTGACTGCCCAGCGTTACCCACGACCACAAAGACCTACACACGCCCTGAAACGTGTTAGCAGATACCCGCTGCCAACCACCAATCTTTTCGGGGTATCCCTGCCGAAAGCGCACCTTATCGCACTCGTACCAACCGGTTTCGTTGGAATAACGAGTACGTTCCCTGTTAACGCCGGGTTTTAAGGACAGCTTCTTAAGGGGCATTTAAGCTACTCCGATGTAGCCCCAAACAGCGGGACGGTAGTTACTGTAATAGCCACACTACGCTTCAATTCTAACGAGTTACCACAATCTGAGCAAGTATCAGCTTCAAGCTCAGCGGCGTCCAGATCATAACCGCAACTAGCACAGATCACCTCGATCTCGTGTTCAGGTTCTACGTTTCCCTGCTCGTTAAGCGCAGCATCGTATTTAGCTTTCATCGTTCTCTCCTACTGTAAGCATACGGGTAATTAAACGCCCACTTCGGTTCTGCACCTGCCGGTGCCACTTACTATCCGCCATTTCTCTTGCGGCAGTCTCCCAGTCTCGCGCATGGATAGCCGCGATAAACTTTTTAAACCCCGAAAAACGCGGCCCACCCAGATTAAACATCATGTTACAGCAAATAAGCTGTACTTCTTCTGGAAGCTGCTCAAAATCATCGATGACCCAACGGCAGTCATTCATAGTAATACTGACATCCTTCTCAAAAAGCTCCGCTACACGTTCTTCACTAACGGGTGCTCCGGGGGGCCAGTCGTACTCAGGCTCCCCCTCCAGACAAAGGTGGCCTACACCACAAGTTTTTAAGCCGAGATGGTCTAAATAGACGGAGTACATAACACTCTCGTCTACTTCTAGTTCCTTACGCAACTTTTCTATAAAAGTCATTTACCTTGCCCTCGGTACCGTTTCCAAGAACGGCGTTTGTTTTTGTTCTTAGGTTTTGAGTTAGGGCCATGTCCAATGCCAGTGGCGTGCTTAACGCCAAAAGGCTTCCACTCAGAAACGCCAATACCCCGTGTTTTAGTAGCCATTATTTGCTCACCGATTTGTACTTCTCGAACGTACGTAACCCGCCCAAACCCAACATCCCCATGAGGACCGGCATCATCTGCGACATATCAAGGGCGGGCAACTCGACCAGATTACCTGTCTGCGCCAGCGAAAAGACCAGAATAGGATGCGCGATATAATTCCATGCCAACGCAACGCCGCATGACCAGCCGATGAACGGACGCCAGCCAGCAACGAATATGCTGCGGTGTGCTGCCTCTGTCTTGTTGATCTCAAGCTGCGCGATATCGATCTTCGCCAAATGCTCCGTCAGTTGCGCCTCAATCTTGCGCTCTGCTTCAGCACGCTTCTTCGGGTCTTCTGGCAGGAACGAACCAATCACATCTTTGACTAGCGGCAGGACCGCTGGGAGTAATGCGCCGATCATTTTTTGTCCGCCTCTAGCAATTTAACCCGAACCTGTAGGTCATGGATGATGTGCAGCAGTTGCTCGCGAAGTTTCTGCCTTGCGATGGCATTGTCCGGCGACGGAACGATTTGCCCCTCGTGCGTCACCAACTGCATCAGCCGCGACTCGGTTTTGTACATTCTATTTTCAAGATCGTTGATCGACACGATCAGATAGCCGACCGCCGCAAAGACGACGGGTGCTAATGCGCCGATGATGGCTTGCAAATTCATTTACGGAACGCAGCGAACAGCAGCCCAGCGACGACGACGCCGAGCAGGATGACTTCGCCGTAGCTCATTACGATCGCTTGCGACATTTCTCGACCCACCTTTGCACGGTTTCGGTTTCATAGATTCGAATGATTGACCAGATCAGGGACGCCAAAGCCGCTGCCGCCGGGAGCCATTCGACGAGCGTTGCGAGCACGACGGTAATGCTGCTTACGTCGATAATGGTTTTGGCGTGATTATCCATCAGACGAGTTCCGGCCAATCATAAAGAATACCTGACTTCGTGGTGCTGCCGTCATCTTCGATCGTATACGTCAGGAACAGCGCAGCCACGGCGTCGGTCGTCGCGGCCTGTGTGATCTGGTCTTCCATCGCCGCAGCGGCCAGCCGGATCTCGTTGCGCCACTGCTGGATCGCGGCAGGCACGTCGATGCCGGTGTCGGCCTTGCGAACGATTGCCCAATCGGTCTGTGCGAGCAGCGCGCCCTGCTGCGCTTTGACTTCGGCAATCAGGTTCGACTTGACGCCTTTGGTGACGACCTGTTCACCGTCTTCCATGATCGGATCGCCGTTTTCGTCAACTTCATTAACGTCGTCCAGCGACTTAGCTGTGCTGGTGACCGTGCCGTCATCGTTGTAAGACCACGTGTACAACCGGCTGTCAGGATGCGGCTGCTGCACGATCTCGGTAATACCGCGTTCTGCTTTTTCCGCAGCAGACCAAGTATACCAATTAGCAGGGTGTTGGATACCGTTCTGATCAGTCCACGCCTTGCCCGGTCGGATGGTCTGCCCGTGGCAGCATTTAAATATAGTGGTCATGGGTGCCTCCTATCGGGCAGTAGCTGTTTTGAACGGTGAACTGGCAAATGCCATGTAGATAATGGTCTGGCCTGAACCATTAGTCGCTGCATTTCCAGACGATCTGATTTTAAATCCATTGGACAGCATATCTATCAGATCATTAGAAACATTTGGGTCTTCTGCATAATTAGCGTTTGGGTAAATTCTTTTTGTCATAACATTATATGTGTCTCTTGCAGTGTCTTTGATATACCAATCTGTGCCAGATGTACTGGAGTTTTTCCAAAGAAC